CTCAATACATGACTGCTGAAGAAGTGATCAATGCCATATCAAAAGTTCTAACACCAAAAACTCTCTGGCTTGGATATTCATCTACGTTCTTTTATGCTCGTAGAGATGGTAAAGTTGCCATGATAAATGACAATCTTTTGAAGATGTATCAAAGCACTTCATATGAAAAGATCTCTAAGATTTATGATTATGTAAAAGCAAATAGTTCAGCCAAGATTGTTTTTGGTGGAGCGTATGCTTTATTGGCTCACGCAGATCATCAGGTAGATTATTATATTGCTGGTTACGGAGATGTATCAACTATTGATGTTACAGATTATCTTGCTGGAAAGAAAGACAAGATAGAACATTTCACTGAGAAAGAGATTGATGGTAAGACTGCCATCATTATTGATTCTGGAAAGTATCCTGAGCCAAAGATGGATCAGTTACAAACATTCTATCATGATGATAATGTCAATCTTCTTCCAGGTGAAGGATTACCTATTGAGTTTGCACGTGGTTGTATTTTTAAATGTAAGTTTTGTTCTTACCCTTTGCTTGGTAAAAAGAAAGGTACTTACATTAGAGATATGGAAGAGGTTCGTGATGAGTTGGTTAAACTCTGGGAAACTAGAGGTACTGATTCATACTACATCACAGACGATACCTTCAATGATGATAATGACAAGATGGAAGAATTCCATAAGTTGTTTACTTCATTACCATTTAAACCTAAGTTCGCTGCGTTCTTGCGTCTTGATTTGATTGATAGATTCCCGCATCAAGCAGATCTCCTTCTTGAGGCAGGATTAGTTGGCAACTTCTTTGGTATCGAATCTTTTAATTGGAAAAGCGCAAAAGCAATTGGTAAAGGTCTTCATCCAGATAGAGTTAAAGAAAGATTAAAGTGGGTTCGTGATAAATGGCATGGTAAAGTTAATACTGGTGTTGGATTAATTATTGGACTTCCCTATGATGATGAAAAATATTTTCAAGAGTTATACGATTATGTAACATCAGATGAGTATCCAGTTCAACATACCTCGTTTAATGCTTTACATATTACAGATAAAACTAAAGGTGTAAATTTATATGGTTCTGAGTTCGCCATGAACCCTGAGATTTATGGTTATTCTTTTGATGATTATGGGTGGGTTCATAAGGAACAGAATTTAGATTTTAAAAAATGTTCAGATATCGCAGAATTTTTAAGTCAAAGTGTTGAGTATAAAACTTTAGTGCCAGACTTTCAAGTAATCTCTTACTTGGCCATGGGTATTCCACTAGAACATATAACATCTTATACTGAACTTGAATTACAAAACATGTATAATATTCCAAAATTAAATGATGAAAAATTGACTATGTATAAACGAATGATTGGAGCAATATAATGGAAGAGATAAATGAGTATGAAGTATTTGCTAAAAGCATGGAAGAGAAATATCCAAAAATGCTTGCTGGTAAATACGGTGGCTTTGCAATCGGCAAAGGATGGTGGATTATCATTGATAAACTAATGGGTCAGATTCAGTGGCACATTGACGGTAGTATCAAAAATAATAAGTGGGATTTGGAAAATGATAAAACAGATGTTCGTCCAATTATCCAACAAGTAACTGTTGCTCAGATTAAAGAAAAGTTCGGTGGGCTTCGTTTCTACTATGATGGTGGAGACGAATATATTCATGGTCTAGTTTCTATGGCTGAATCATGGGCAGGTATTGCTTGTGAAGAATGCGGTGGTATTGGAGAGCGACGCAGTGGCGGATGGATTCGTACTCTGTGTGATAAACACGAAGCTGAACATCAAGAGAAACTTAAATTGAGGAATGAAAATGACTGATAAAGTATGGGTAAAGGTTGACTGCATCGCGCAGCATAAAGTAAGTTACATGGTTCAGGCTCCAAAAGACCATCCTGAATATGCTCTTGATGATGTCACTATGGAAACTGCCAAAGAATTTTCTCAGGCATTCCTTGGTGAAACTATTTTTAGTCATCGAGTTGTTTCTGAGGCAGAAGCACTGGATATTTGCGATATTGAAAATGATTATCTTAAGAGTTGGACAGATGAGCAAAAGATTAATAATCTGTTCACCAAAGAAGGCGAAAAGAGGGAATATTAATGTTTATATTTGATGTAGAAACTTTGGGTGTTGAATCAAACGCAGTTATCCTTTCAGCTGCATTGATTTATTTCGATCCAGAGAAGCGTCCAACATACCAAGACTTGCTAGATAATGCTTGCTTTGTTAAGTTGAATGCCAAGGATCAGGCGAAACGTCTTGGTCGAACTGTGGATGTTGGAACACTTGAGTGGTGGTCTAATCAACATGAGTATACTCGTAGCGTATCGTTTGATTCTCAACCAACTGATATGTATGCAGAAGATGCTCTCAAAGAGTTGCATAACTATATGAATAAGTTCATTAATGCAAATGGCCAGACTATGTGGGCTAGAGGTTCTCTTGACCAAATGGCAATTGATTCCCTTGCTAAAAAACTTGACATGCAACCAATTACAGGGTATAATATGTGGAGGGACGTTAGAACTGCTGTTGATTTAATGAGTGGCGGAACTAATGGTTATTGTGAAGTAAATCATCCTCTATTTGAAAGAGCCCAAGTCATTAAGCATCACCCTGTTCATGACTGCGCTCTTGATGCTATGATGTTAATGTATGGGAAAAACTAATGTTAGAATGTTTAATCGCAGGAGATTCAATAGCAGTTGGAATTGCCAACGTAAGGAAAGAATGCGTTTCGTATTCTAAAGGTGGGATTAATTCTCACCAATGGCTTAATAAAAATATTCAGAATACGCCACTTCAAGCACGTCATGTTATTATTTCGCTTGGTTCAAATGACCACAAGTATATTAAAACAGAACAAGAACTACGAACTATCCGTCAACTTACAAATGCCCAGAGAGTTTATTGGGTAATGCCAAGTAATAAGTTTCCCGCAGCGCAGTCAGCAGTTTGGCATGTTGCTAATGAATACAATGATATAATCCTTAATACTGAAAGATATCAAACAGATGGTGTCCATCCATCATGGGCAGGGTATAAAGAATTAGCTGAGAAAACAAAATAATGGAATTTTATACTTCGGTACACCCGATTGGAGATCGAATCTTCATTCGTGGTGTTGAGAATGGTAAGCGATACCAACGCAAACTAGATTTCTCCCCAACCCTTTATGTAACTTCAAAGAAACCCTCCAAGTGGAAGACACTGGAGGGAGCATTCGTTGATGAAGTGAATCCTGGATCTATTAAAGATACCAGAGAATTCATTAAACGATATGAAGGTGTTCAGGGATTTGATGTTTACGGTAACTCAAACTATGCGTATCAATACATCAGCGACAACTATTCGCATGATGTCAATTGGGATATGGAACAGATTAAAGTGTTCACCATTGACATTGAAACTTCAACTGAGAATGGTTTCCCTGATATCAAATCTGCCAATGAAGAGATTCTGCTAATCACTGTCAAAGAACTATCAACTAAACGCATCATTACTTTCGGTAGTAAGACTTATGTAAATCCACGTGAAGATGTAATCTATGTTAATTGTAAAGATGAACAAGCACTCCTTACTCAATTCCTAGAGTTTTGGTCTAAGAGTCACCCCGATGTTATCACTGGTTGGAATACTGACTTCTTCGATATGCCATATCTTATTCGTAGGATTGAGCGGGAACTTGGTGATGGCGAATCCAATAAACTAAGTCCATGGGGTTATGTTAATGAGCGTAAGACTTTCATCAAAGGTAATGAAGAGATTCACTACGATATCGTTGGTATTGCTCAACTAGACTATCTTGAACTGTACAAGAAATATACATATTCTAAACAGGAAAGTTATCGCCTTGATTACATCGCTGGTGAAGAACTTGGTGATAAGAAGAAAGTAAATCCAGGCGATTCGTTCAAAGATTTCTATACTAATCACTGGCAACAGTTCGTTGACTACAACATTCATGACGTAGAGTTGGTTGACAAGTTAGAAGATAAGATGCGTTTGATTGAACTGCATTTG